TACTGTTAGTATTATAAACATTACAATTAATAGTGCAGTAAATCTGTAATCCATCCTGAGAGTCTCCATACATTACCTATTTAAATCTTTAATATCATAGCTGTGTTCTCTAACTTCATCTGCTAATTGTCTGTATAAATTTTCTGCCATTTGCCACGTAGATTCCGCAGAAGTTAGTCTTGTGTTTTGATCTGTAAGTTTTTCTTGAGCTACAGTTAGATCTCTTTGAAGATTTATTATTTGAGTTTGATTAGAATTAATTGTGTCTGTTANATTAACAATATACTTAACGCCCGTAAAAGTTCCAAACAGAACTGATGCTATCACGGGGATCAATACAAAGTTTTTCTTGAACAGTTCCGCTATTGACATGACAAACATTCCTCCCCTTGATTTTTAGGATCACTACACTCACAAGGATCACAAGAACAAAGACCGTACACATCTGAGTGGAAGTCATCCAAGCAATGACATTCATGACCACATTTTTTACATTCATTTTTGTTTTTTTTTAATTCCATAGATTTTATCCCTAATTATTAGGTAAAACGCTGTTACATATATAGTTAAAAAAGTTCCGGCAAATAACAATAATAAGCCCAACTGCATCAATATATCTATGATGAGATAAAGTATTTTATCAAAAATCTTTCTTATATGAAAGAGATATTTTATTTTATTTCGCCCCAACTGGCACCTTTTTTATAATTTACCTTGTTTTTAACTTCAAGGATAATGGAATTTTCCATTGTTTTCTTTACAATATCTGCGTCGCTATCATTTTTTATAGATAAACAAAGTTCATCATGGATTTGTATCTGAGGTAATATACCTTGTTCGTATAAATCTACCATTGCTTTCTTAGTCATATCCGCCGCACTACCTTGGATTAATCTGTTCAAAGCTTTGTAAGTAAATGCAGGTTTATAGTAATTATCAAAATCTTTCATGTAATTATCTGCTACATGATCTTTAAACTTTTCTAATAACTCAGCTTTAAATGCTGTCTCTGCATCTTTTCTGGTTAAAATAGGTACGGGTTCGTATCTATTAATTGAATTGTTCCATTCTCTATTTCTAGTTTCCCATTTATTAAATCTACAGAACCTATCCTCTAGTGTAAAAAGAAGTTTGTGTTCTTCTGCAAACTCAATCAAATCTTGTGACAGCTGTCTCACAAAAGGGACTTTAGCATGGTAAGCAGCAAATAATGCATTGGCTTTCTGTCTAGTTAAATTTAATTCACTAGCTAATTTTATTTTACCCATACCATAAAAGAGTCCTAGGTTAATTGTTTTGGCCATGGTCCGTGATATCTGAGCCATGTCTGCAACGATCTGGTGAAAGTCTGCGCCTTCTTTGTCAAATTCTTTTTTCAGTTCTCCTGTACCGGGTAACCCTAACTTAAGAGCGTAGTGTACCACGATCCTTGGTTCTTGTTGCGAGTAATCAAAACTACCCCACACACAATCATCTTCAGGAAGAAATAATTCTCTCATCTTCTTACCTATAAAACCTCTTGATGGAATCTGTTGTAGGTTAGGATTAGACATAGAGAATCTACCAGTCACGGTTCCTCCGTCATCTGATCTAATCTGATTGATGTCAGCGTGTATTCTACCCTCGTGTACAAAACCTAATAAGCCTTCAATAAAAGTATTTTTAGTTTTATCAAAGTTTCTTGCTTTAGCTATAAGTCTTAAATATTTATTTTTATGAGTAGATAAATAATCTTTAGGAAGTTGAGGTAGACCCGCTTTAGTTACTTTATAGTCATCAATATTTTGATGATCTAACAAAGCTTTAATAGAAGAAGCTGCCCACATTTCTACTCTAACGTTTGTTCTTCTTGCTATATAATCTATAATATTATTTTTAGTTTTTTCTAAACGTTGACCAAATGCTTTAGCTTTTTCGACATCTATCTTAACGCCTTTAAACTTCATGTCAACTAAACAAGGAAATAATTTAGTTTCTAACTCAAATATTTTTCTACATGTTTTAGGTTCTTTGATTCCCTTTTCATTAATTTTAACATATAATATTTCGTCCAATTTTATTTCAAATAGATTCCATAATTTTAAAGTTAAGTTAACATCTTGCTCTGCATAACCTTTTACTAATGAGTACGGTAGCTTGTGCATGTTAGACATTGGATCTTTAATAGTTCCATTGGACCAAGCTAAAACTTGATCAGCTAAATCATATTTATATTTTGCTTCATTTAAATAATCTTTACTTATTGAGTCCAGTGAGTATCTCATTCTAGTCTCATCAATTACAGAAGCTGCAATCATTGTATCTAGTAATTCACCTTTAGGCATGTCTCCTGTAGAAGATCTAATCCAACATACATCGTACATAGCATTATGAAATACCTTACGTATGTTTTTGTTTTGAAATAGTTTTTTGTTTAAGTAGTCCCATGTCTCAGCCGGATCTAAGTTGTCTGTCATAGCGTGAGCTATTGGAAAATATAAAGTTTGTTTACTTGTAGCGATTGCAATTCCTGTAACAAAACCATCTTTTCTTACTGCACCTAAACCTTTTGTTTTTAGGTTAGGATCATAAGTTTCTAAGTCAATTGCAACAATATCTATATCAGTTAAATCTAGATCTTTTAATTGTGGAACCGTACACATTATTTGTAATCCCTTTCTTTAATCATTTCTAAGTAATGTATTGCTTTATCAATATCTTCTAACTTACCCTTTGATTGATGTCTACAGATATATTTAATTGCATTACCTTCTGCAAAAAGTAATTTATTTTTATTTATAAACTCTGCCGGCTGTATTTCCATGTACATATAATGTGTACCTGAAACTTGTTTTTTATAAGCACTCATGTCTAACTCCTAGTGTTGTTGTGTATTTGCCTGGGCTTTTTGCTAAAGTCCAGTAATCAAAAATACCTCTGCTATATGCAGTGTATTTTAATCTTAGTGAAGTAAAGTAAAAATCTTTTTTTGTAATGGTCTCATCAACAATAACATTGTCAAAGGTCAGTCCCTTAACTGTGTGTATGTTGCCATAAAAGACTTGAACCTTGTCATCAAATTTAAATCCTTTGCTTAAAACTTTTTTAATATAAATTAATTTTTCTTGTGTAACTTTAGAAGGAATTCTAACTAAATCAAAATCAGTGTATTGTTTAGTTTCTTGTTTTAATAAGTCTTTGTCAATTAACTGGTCCACTGTGTAATCTTCTTTGATCCAACCATCAAAAATTTCTTTATTAGCTTTGCCTCTTACAATTACCTTGCTACCCATGTAATCCCAAAAGTCTTTGACTTGAGTTAAACTTACAGCCATACCTTTTATAAAATCTGGCCATACCTTGTGCGCTCTTAATTCTTTCTTAGATACGTAAGAAGTGTTATCAACATGACTAAATTCTAATCCGTGTTTAATAAAAAAATTTCTACAACGTATGTCGCTAGGTGTTCCTCTGTAAGTAAATAGAAAAGTTTCAGTTGTATTTTTAATTTTATCTAACAAAATATCTAAACTACCTGATTGATCTAAATTTGGTAAATAATACCCATGACCTTTAATAATTTCGCCCACAGAACCCTTATTATGCCTCTCGGAGTACTTAGCGGGTGTCCACACTCTATGAGACCCATAGTGGTCCCAAATAGGCTCTATGGCCTTCCTACAGTGTTTATTAATAGCTTCACTACATCTTTTACCTTCTTTGAGCTCATCGTAAGGATTAGCTGCTAATTTGTGATATTTGTCTGCATCAGAGCCAGAGTACTCAAATAAAGTTTGATCTGCGTCTCCTACTAAATAGTAATGCCCTTCTTTTACATTCTTTGCCATCTTTTCAATAGCTGATGTTTGGGGTACATTACTATCTTGGCACTCATCAATAACCAATGCGTCAATGTCTGGATCTTTTACATCCGGATGTAGAAAATCTTCCACCATGTCAGCGTAATCACATTTGTTATTATCTTTGTGTTTTTTGTAATCTGTATAAATTTGATACAAAGTTTTAATTAATTCAATTGTGTAAGGTTTATAAGAATCTTTATTACATATTTTCCAATACTCTTCTAAAGTTTTACCATGTCCTCTTGCATCAGAAATATATCTATAGAACTTATGTTTTCTTTCTATATCTGTTTGTGGATCTAATTTAAAATACTTCTCTTGTATAATTAAATTCTTGTGATCATCTAAATCAAATTTCTCTTTGGGTAATAATCTACCTTTACAATAACTATGAATTGTAGATATTGTTTTCTTCATAGATTTTAATGTAAATCCCCTACCTTGCATTTCTGGAAGTTTAAGCACAGCTTCTTTAATTTGATTAGCTGCTACGTTTGTGTGTGATAAGATTACTATCTTCTCTGGTGGGTAATCTTCTTTTAATAATTTTTTATACAACCCTAGAATAAAATCATGGGTTTTACCTGTTCCTGGAGGACCTGCAATAAATCTAGGCTTCAAAATCTATCTCCCCTGTTGTCTCTGTGAACTCTCCTTCATGAGTAATGTCTTCCGCATCAATCTGTGGTTTATCTATACGCCAAGATACCAATGACTTTTCTTTGTATTTACCCCTATTCTTTTTTGCTTTTAATATTCTTTGTAATTTTAAAACTAAATCAACTCTTTCAAAACTTATCTTTTGACTGTGTAAAAAATCTTCAAATCTATCTAAATTAAATTCTAAGGAGTCTTTACTTTTACTAAAGTAAGGTAACCCATAGTGAAATAATTCTTTCTTATCAGTGTAAGCTTTAGTTTGTTTAATATAATTCATAAAATATTTTTTAAATACTAATTGACCATCAGCTTCATCTTCATAATCTTCTGATTTTTTTCTAGACTCATACTTTTGTCTCATGATCACTTCAAAGTCTGAGGGTTTCATTTCTGGAATCCAAACCGATGCCATACTTATTACTGCATCATAAAATAATTTTTTGTTTCTAAGAGTAGGGCCATCTAATATTATTTCTTTAGGTGTAGGCACTCCTTGGACTACTGCATTTATTTTAACAATGTATCTGTCTTGACCATATTCAGTAATCTCTCCAATAGATTCTTCTGCAACTTCCTTACCTGTTCCATTAGATAAGTTACTATCTTCTGTTGCAACCCAACTAAATAATTCTGCAATAGCTTTTGTAGAGCAACCAATTATTTCTGCTAACTTTGGTAAACCTAAATTCTTTTGTGCTTCTTTACCCGTTGTGCCTTTAGATCTTCTAGACTCTTTTTCATTATCATTAGAAGCTATCGCAAGGTTATAAATAAATTCATCTATTTCGTGAGCACTCCATTTAGTATGTTTTAATAAAACTCCGGCAATAGCTGTACAATAACTATCTCTCTGTCCTTGTGGTGCATATAAAATACATAGTGCAGTAGACAATGCAACTTTTCTTAAGTCTGCATTTAAGTCTCCAGGATATTCGTTAAATCCTCCAAACCTTTCCCATCTTACTACCTCATTTGCTTTACTGTGTTGAGATCCAGGAACAATTGTATACCTAGTTTCTCCATGTCTTATCTCACACAACATCAAACCGTGTGGTAAGTTTTGACAGTTACTATTCTTTTCAAATTCTTTTGGTAATGAAAACTGCTTAAATTTTAATTTACCTTTCCACCAGTAATGACTGTATGGATTGCTACTTCTACCAGATACACTGTCGTGTATTGAAACATATTTTTCTATAAATCTTTTTGCAAGTTCATTATCAATGTCACAATCAACGTCTTCATCTAATCTTAATGCTATCTCGCAGTGTAAATATTTCTCTTTCCATTCTTCTTTCGTAATTTTAAAATCAGGTTTATTCCAACCTTTGACAATTGGTAA